TTATGTATAATTGCAGAACAACTAATTTACTTTTATAATTATATTTAAAGCATATTTTAAGGCAATGTTTTTTCCTGTTTCATTTAGCATTGCCTTATCCAATATAAATTATTATACGAGTTACAAAACACAAAAAAAGGCTTATTATATATGTAGGAGTGATTGCATGATAAAAATAATAAGTAACCTTGTTCCAGGTAACGAGAACGATTATATGGAACATAAAGAGTTTGAGAATGATATTAACAGGTTTATATATGAGAACCCTGGCTATAAATTAAAAGACATGAAAATATTAGGTGAAGAACTTGTAGCTGTTTTAGTCAAAGAAAAAAAACAATACTATGTAGGTAACGTACATCAGCCGCATGCTGCATACAATACTGTTAGCGAACTTATAAATAAAATGGAATCTTTTATTACAGAGTTTAAAAAAAATATATAGTTTATTATGCAACAATTAGAATTAACAAAAAGAACTATTAATATAAACAAGAGCCCATTAAGTTTTGAAGGCTTTTTAGCTAAATATTCAGATACAACTAAAAATTTAGTAAAGTCACATTTAAATTGTTTTTTTAATTTTATAGCTATTAATAAATGGACATTATGTGATGTTAATCAAGACATTATAAATATTTATCTAGATGAATTAAAACAATCTGGAATTAAAAATGCGACGTACAATGTTAAAGTAAGTAATCTTAAATCTTTTTTTCTACATCATGGCAAAAAATTTACATTTAAACATGCTAAAATCGTAGCTTATGCAAATACAAAAATGATAAGTTATAACGGTTTAAAAAACGTAATTAATCATTTATCTATAATGAAAGAAATTAATACTACAAAACAATCTAAACATCTCCGTGACTACATTGTTTTTTCCTTATTGTTCACTACTGGTCTAAGAAAAAATGAAGTTCTTACAATTAGACATCGTGATATTACTATAGAGGATAATAGATTCTATGTATCTGTACAGGCAAAAGGAAATCAAGAAAGGCTAAAAGAAGTCGTACCTGAATTAATGGAACAGATACAAAAACTAAAATTTATGGAAAATAAATCAAATGATGATTTTATTTTTACTTCACAAGCACACAATAAAAATAATGAACTAAATAAACTTAGCAATAAAGCTTTAAATAAAATAATCAATTATTATTATCAAAAAATAAATAATACTACTGAAACCGTAACAATACACTCAATACGCAATCAATCAGGATTTAAATATTATGAATCGGTTAACGGCGATATTCTTGCAGTACAAGATCATTTAGGCCACGCAAATGTTTCAACAACTGAAAAATATATAAGAGGCGTAAAAACTAAAAAAACTGATACGTCACAAGTTTTATATCGTTTAATTCAATAATTTAAAAAAACAATTTAGTACATAATAAACCATACGCTATTTTGGTACACAATATGGGCATTATATGTACCTAAATTATATGTGTAGAGATTCTATTTTTTCTTATATCGATCAACAATGTTTTGACCAATTTGTTTTAGTCGTCTAACGTCCGACATGTTTTTTGGCATTGGTGCATCCCAGCGTTTAAATTGCATCGCACTAGGCGTTGGGCGACCTTGCTTATCTACTAAAGCGGGCATTGATTTGAGTATTTGTGTTGCCTTTCTAAGTAGGAACTTTCCTCTAGTGAGTTTCCTAGCTGGACTAGCTTTAGAAACATCCCTAACAGGCCGAGCAACATTACCGCCGGTACGATTATATTCAGCCATTTTTTGATTTGTACTTCGGTCATAGCGTTTATATTTTTCTTCAGCACTTAACATTAACCTATACCAGTTATATATGAAGGTATGCCAGCAGTATCAATAGTCTGATATTCACTAGAAGGAGATTGAGGAACTACTGGCTGATTAAGTCCAAGCGATTCAGTTATAGTATTAATTGCAGATGCTTGTTGCTCTACAGGAAGAACAGATATTAATTCAACAATATCTTTTAAAGACATATTTACGTTTTTAATATAATTATTAAAATCAGGCTCAGGAATTGGAACCTGCATTGCTTCGTCTCTTTGTTCTTTCTGTTTATTTATAATGGCTCTGTAATTTGGGTAGTCAAGTGTACGTAAAATTAGCTCTTTAACGTCAGGATCATTTATATCGCCGAAAATGCCTTGATTGGCTAATTGTAATGTCGTAGCTGCTAATGCAGATTGTGACTGAGGTAATGAACTACCAGCTGTTATTTCTACTTCGTATTCACCTAGTGTTAAGTCACTCTTTATTGTATCAATAGCTAATAACTCATTAGTCATCATGTCTCTGTCATATATGTTTATTTGCATTTGTCCCATTTCATCTGGCTGCATAGATGCAAACTGACTACCACTTGCCATACGTATTATTCTAGGCTGATTATAATATAGCTGTATTAATGTAACTGCCTTATTGCTAATACCTGATAAGAACATTTTAAAGTTACGTTGGATTTCTCTAATAGAAGACATTGGCGATTCGATAAGGTCTCTTACCATTTGGCCACTGTTTACACCAACAGGACGCTCACCAGACAGCATAATTTCATTAATACGAGCAATCTTATAAGCATCTTGTTTTAAGTCTTGTATATGTTGCCTTACAATTTGAATGTCTTGTGTAAGCTTGTTCGTCACTAAAATAGGTGGGGTACCAGCACTACCAGGTACACTATAAACAATGTCAAAATTCTTTTCTAATGTATTACGAGGAATAGATTCTTCTTGGACTACTAAGAAAGATTTGTATTTCATTAATAATTCCTGCAACTTGTAATATGCATCAATAATCTTATCTTGCGTGCTACAAAGATCTTCAACATCGCCAAAGCCAACTAAGCTATCTGACTGTGTAGGACTAAAAGTTTCAAATGGAAATCCAAACGGATAATCAATAGGTTTATCATCTAAGATTTCTTTTTCAGAATAAATAATCAAGCGACCGTTAGGATATTTAAAACGCTCTTCTGTTTTCATTTGCTTTTCTTGACCAGAATCTTTATCTAATGGAACAAGAACAGTGTCGTCTTTTAGATAGCATTCCCATAAAACAATGTTTTCTGTGGTATTAGACGGAACTAAAGACCCTTCATTCATATAGCCTTGAGCATTATTTTTTGTGCCACCTTCTGAGTTTTCCATACTCACAACTAAGTCAGTACGCTTTTCAGCAGCATCTGTAATTCGTGTAGACTCTGTAGTTAATTTATCAATCTTTTTAAGTACATCAGGTCTATTTTTATATTCATTTATTAAATCAAATCGACTAATGTAACGTTTTACAAAAATATAGTTACAATTTTCAATTGTTGTAGCATTAGGCTCAGGATAAAAATCAATTGGGTTTACTCGTTCTATACGAACATCGCCTAACCCATTATCAACTGATTGATTCCAAAAAACTTTAGCTATACCGATTCCGTTTATGAGACCATCACGTATAACTTTTTGTGAAATGTTATCCATGTAAGTATTTTTTTTAACGTTTTCCCAACAGTCATTTAGTATGTCTGCAATTGATTCTAATTGTTTTAAGTTATCGAATGTCTGATGTGATAAATTAGCAGGCTTAACATTAGTTGTAATCATAGCGTCAAGCGCAGTTGTTGCTTTAGTTTCTATGATTGGCTTAATAATATTGTAATAAGAAGCGTCACTACCTTTAACAGGCATGCCATCTCTGCCATAACCAATAGTAGGAGCAACGTTACCTTTATAATATCTTTCAAACTTTGCAAATTTTTGATGGGTAGGGACACCGGTGGCCTTACTTTTTAGCTTGTTTAAGTATTCCAGAAAAGGATTATCCATATATATATTTTAGTTCACAAAGGTGTCTAAGACATTTCACTATAATTTATTAATAGTGCATCAAATTGATTTTGAGTTATATACAGTAAAATGACTGTAACGTATTTAAAAACTTAAAATTTAAGTATGAAATTTAAATATGGGCAGCCATTAGAATTAAAAGACGATATTAAATTAAAGTTTTATGTAGATGCTATATATCCAGCAGGACAATTAGGCTATCAAGAGCCCCACTACAAAATTCTGTTTGACGATGCAAATTTAGTAATTGCTGAGTCACTTGCTTTAGTTCTTTTTGAAGAAAAGGTTGCAAACAATGATCGAGCTTTAAAGCCTGATAACACCTCTCAGGCTGGCAACCTCAAAAAAATGAATAAAGATGATCTGATTGCATTAGCAGCACAAATTGATTCTACCGGTGATCTTACTAAATTAAAAAAAGATCAATTAATAGAAATTATTGAAGGAAAATAACTTTAAAGCATACATAGATTACTTTGAAGATCAAATAATGGCAGGAGGCTATCAAACAAAATGGATAAGAATAAAAAAGAAGGATTTATGATTATCGTAGGTAAAAAAAACGATAAGGGTGATGATTACGAAAAAGAAGAAGTGATGGAAGAAAAAGAGGAAGTAGTTGAAGAGAAAAAAGGTAAACTACAGTTCACTC